CTTTCTTTTCTCCATAACTGTTCGTGACGGGAAACGTCAGATTTTCGATGCCGTCCTTTATCGCTTGGGACAATTCCCGGCTTATCTTGGCTTTGATCGCGTCCGATGTTTCTTCGAGCACCGCTGCCTTCACCATCGATGCGATGTCGAGTTCTTCCGCATCAAATAAGCGATCCGAAACGGTTTCGATCACTCCAGCGATCACCTTTTCCTGCAACTTCTCCGGCGACATGGTGATAAGATCAACCACGCTCGTATTTTTCGCCATCCCCTTTTCCTTTCGCTCAACAGAATTACAAATCAACTCGGATCGAAGTTCGGGCCGCTAGGCTATTCCAAACCACACGCCAGCCGTTCGTTCCTGTCGGAATTGCAATTTCCGCACGTCGCCGAGCTGTCGTAGTAGATTCCCTTGCCTGTGTCGCGTGGCACTCCCGGCTCCAGCTTCGTCCCGCACTTGATGCAATGGGAGTGCTGGAATTTGTTGATGGGCCTCGCCAGCAGCACTTCAGGGTGCTCCAGCGGGTCCACAGACTTGCGCTCGGTGAAGAAACGGACTGCTTCGGCTGCTTGCTCGATGCTGCGGTCAATCTTGCTTGGCATTTGGGTTCCCTCCGATGTGACCAATATACACGTGTAAATCAGGAAATCAAGAGAAATCGCAAATTATTTTATAGACACGTTCCCGCTAACATGGTACGGTATCCGTGTATGGTAAAGACAAAGAGGCGGAAAATCAGAAGCAAGCACGGAACGCGGGCGGCGTACAACGCCGGATGCAGTTGCAAACGGTGCCGCAAGGCCAACACGGATTATTACCGAGAGCGCAGACAGGGGGCCATTGTCCATGCCGAAGAGTCGGTACGGCAAGATTTGCATGTTGCCTGAGTGCGATCGGGTAGCCGTTGGACACGGCCTGTGCTCTACACATTACGAATTTGCCCGCAGAAATGGTCTTCCTCGCTTGACTCAAAAAGCCAAAGGAACATTTTGTTCCATTGAAGGCTGCGGAAAGGAAGCTTACGCTAAGGGTTGGTGCCGCAATCACCACGCTCGCTATATGCGGTCCGGCGTTCCAGTTAATCCACGGGGCCATAAGCGTTGGGCATATCGGGCTCCTTCTCCATGCCGCATTTCTGGGTGTGATAGACTGACTCATCCATATTCCAGAGAAAAACTATGCGTTTACCATTTGCAAAGAAAATGTAAGACGGGAGACCCCACGTCTCCAGTTGCCTTCCGCACCGTTCGCGGTAAGGAAGGCGAATCCAGTGTGGCCGAAATACTCACGATCTATGGGCATGACGCGAAGAGGGCGGGGCACCGCGATAAATTCGATCTGCTCGTGGACGGAAAATGGAAAATCGAGGTCAAATGTGCCGCGCCTGCGACAAAGTTCTCTAAGAGGAAAGGAACATTGCGTTTTTGGAGGGTAAACTTCCATCGCCACGGGAAGATGGATGAGCAGGCTGATTTGTACGTCATCAAGTTGCTGGATTTCGATGGTTCGGAGCCCGCATTCATCTTAATGCGAAGCCCCTATGGAAGCCCAACGGCACTTTGGATGGAAGCTTCGATTCGCCAAAATTGGAAGCAGGAGATGGATAATTTCTGGCACTTCTGCAAGGGCGAGATGGGAATTATCGAGGATATGTGGGCAAAAGGTTGGGCAGCGTGAGCCCCGTGCAGCCTGAGCCACTTATGGAGGCGCAAGTCCGATGAAAGAGCTTTCGATTGCGCTCGGGATCGTTATTCTATCCCTGTGCGTTTTGCCTATCGGGTATGCAGTAATCAAAATGAGCGTGAGGATGGGATGGTGGGACTGATGACCCTCCCCCGCACCTTGCTAACCCTCTTGGGGTGCGTGACGCTCTGCGCAATCTCCTTCGCCTTCACGGAGGCAGGGATGGCGCTGCGGCAGGTACGCAAGGACGAAATGCAGCTTGCCAAGCAGTCGAGCGACCTGATGCGGCATGGGGATGAAGTCGCCCAGCAAATCGACGGCTCTTTCGGTGATCCGAATCACGGAATCAACGCGCAGTTGACCGACATCTCACGAACAACCCGCATCGTGGCAGGCTTATCTTCAAATCTGGAACGGAGTACGCGTGAATGGGCGAAAACAGAGAATCAGTTGGCACAGCAAGCACTGACAGACGAATCGAGCCTGAATGGCGTGCTTACGTCACTTCAGGAAACGGAAGATTCGTCATCGGATTTTATCAGAGAACAGAAGTTGACTTTATCTACTTCGGAGACGGCGCTATCCGAGTCGGCTACAAAGATGGGGTCATTGAGCGATTCACTACAAGCACAACTTACACCCCTTCTATCGAATGCGGTCCTTTCGAGCCAAAATCTGGCGGCTAGCACGAAAGACGTGCAGATCGTAGCCGACAAGTTCCGCGATGATTTCGTTAAACCTAAAAATCGCGCATGGGCGTATCTTAAAGCAGTCTTGGGCCTCGGCAGTCAAGCAGGGCAAATCTCGGTACTCGGAAAATAAAGGAGAAACGATGGCTTCTACGCCAGCAACACCAGAAAAGAAGAGTTGGCTTTCGAAGGTTGGTTCATTTCTCGGCAAGGTTCTCGGTATCGTAGCGAAAGACGCGGCGCCGGTTGCGGACACGGCGAGCAAGGTGGCCGAAGCAATGCTTCCACAGTTCTCGCCTGAAATCATGGCAGCCGACAACCTGATCGACAACATCGCCAAGCAAGCCATCGTCACCGAGGGCGTCGTACAGGCGGCTGGAACCACAACGGGCGGCGGCGCACAGAAGCTCGAAACCGTCCTGACGAACATTGGCCCCGAGATTGACGCTTGGGTCGCTTCACGCTTCCCCGGAGCCACTACAGTATCGAATGCGGCAAAGGCAGGTCTTGTCAACGCGGTCGTGGCGATTATGAACGATCTGGAAGCGCCAGCGACTCCCGTTCCGGAAAGCACTCCGCCGGCCGCTTAACGAGTTCGCTGCGCTCGGATAGCCCTGAGCACAGGGCCAGGTACCCTTAAGTGGGTCCGGTGGGTAACGTCCACTGAGCGTAGGAACTCCGGGGACAATGACAGGATCGCAACCTGGAGTCCCCCGAGATTAGACGTGTTGCACCGTAGGGTGGGTCTACGGACTTGGAGAGCAGCCCCCAAGCTTCCTTGCCGCGACGGCTCTCCGATGGATTTCGTGGCGCGCCCGGCAGACGGGTGAGCAGGTTACAAGATGCACTACCAGGCCCTGTGCAGGCCAGAGGGGAACGGAATCGGGACGCAGTAAATTCCAAAAGTACCCGATTAAACTCTTTGGGAACCGAGATCAGGGAAAAGGGAGATACCGAAAATCGTTGGCGTGAGCGCACACTGCCATCCTGTAGCCCAAAAGAACCGCACTGCGCAAAATGGGCGTGCATGGGATTCGGTCCCGTGAGGCAACGACTGTAATCGGGATAGTTTATCTCTGAATAGCACATCCTCGGCTGAGATGCCGACGCCACGAACGATTTTGAAGGGAGCCGAGTCTAACACCCATCGGGGGATCGCAGCACAATTGGCACTGGGCCTCTTGAAAACTGCGGTTCCCCGATACTCGGAAGGAAAAATGACCTATGCTCAATTCATGGCCGCGCTGTGTGTATGGCGCGAGGCCCGCGGCGAGGAAAGCGCAGCTCAGGCTGGAGTTGCCTGGTCTATCATCAACAGGACATCGAAGTCTGCCTGGTGGAACGGAAACAAGGGCGGCGACTACGTGGCTGTGGTGATGTTCCCCGCGCAGTACAGCTCCATGACGATCCTCAAAGACCCGAACACGATCAAGTTCCCCGCCTCGAATGATCCGGTGTGGCCAGCGATCTGCAATCTGTTCACGAACACGCCGCAGGACCCGACTGGAGGGGCAACATCGTACTATTCCACCGACATCCCCGAGCCTTCATGGGCGGCTGAGATGACGTTCACGGTTCAAATTGGCGCTTTCAGATTCTTCAAGTGAATCACGGATCGGTCATGGACCGCGAAGATTGCCAATACATGGGGTCCTTGCTGCTGATGTACCGCTCGATTCTCGTGGTCTGGCGCTGCAAATCCCCAACCCTGCCGTACAGTTGCGCGTAGCCAATCGCAAGAAGCCCGACAAAAATCACGAAGCGTATCCAGCCCATCAATTCCCCCGGCTTCAATGGCTTGACAAGGCTAGTACGAATTGGATCGAGTACGCTCATGGTTGGTTGTTTTGCTTGCTAGGCATCGCAGCAATGTCGGCGGCACTCCCCGGCACGTGAACCTTATCGAGATTCGCGGCGATCAGGTGCAGGAAAGCGAACAGCCATTTCATCCCGTAGTTAGCGCCCGTGTAGGGAGGCATCGAGCTTACGAGGGCCGAGAACACATATTGTCCTCCCGCACCGCTGAGAATCAACCAGATATAATGCGTATGCATTCCGGCCTCCAGTAATCCATCGACTTGACTATCAGACGCTCGACTTGTTCTAATGTGCAAGGGTACGAGCCCTTGCATTGCAGAAAGGAGGCGACGGGCCCGCAACCTCAGTCGCCTCCGCTGCCTCCCTATACATCTCGAGCAACTCTTTTACGAAGACCTCAAAGCACGCGCAGCAATAGGGCTTCGGCGTTCCGTGCTCCCATTCGATAATGTGCCTGACATAGTTCCCGCCGCACCGCGCGCATCGTCCCTGCTTAGGATTACAGAGCACCGCTCCCTCATTGGCTCGGCAGAATTGTGAGCGAACTCGTCATCACCGGGGCAGCAGATTGCACACCGTTCGTTACGATGTACATATTGAGTCCAAACGTGCTGACTCCCGCCGGGAAGTTCATGCATTGAGTAGCGTCGATCGTGCTGCAAAGACGGATGCTCGTCACGACCGGCGCGGGCTTGAAGCAGGCGAGCAGCACAACTCCGGCTGGCGTCGCGCCTTGATATTGCCAGCCAGCAGTAACCGTTCCCGCTGAACTTTGCGTGTAGTCCGAGAAATTCTCCGGGTACGCGTCGTTCGGACTTCCTTCCGGCGAGAATAGGTTCACCGCGACTGGCGGGTTACCCACCTTGCCGACTGGAACCTGTGCTGCACCGCCATTCCCAGCGGCATCCGTGGCCCACGACAGGCAATAATCTCCCGCTCCGGCCATGAGGGAAGCGGTCGGAATGGAACCTCCAGCCACAACGGATATAGGCCCGCTCATAAGAAACACGTCTATCGAAGGATTCCCGGTTATATCTATGACGGTAGCTTCGATGGGAGAGCCGTTCGAACTGATCGTGATGACATCCGTACCCACGGCGCATCCCGTCAGGGCCATTTCGACAATGAAGGAAGAAATTGCCGGACTATGAAAACTCTGCGAATCCATCGCGTGAGCGGTGCCACCGATGCAAGAGCAGCTTGCCGTTGATCCGTACAGAGGATTCACACCGCACCAAACGATGTCACCCGCAGCGGCGACAGGCAGGGCAATCTTGCCGCCCGACGTGTTGCCTTCCAGAGTCAGCGGAGGACCGTTGCGCGTTATTGCGGCATGGGCACTGGAGCAGAGGAATGCGAATGCCGCAATAAGGAATGCTAAACGTTTCATGGTATCTTCCTCCAGCTCGCGCCGCCCGCCGTCGGCGAAGTCAGCACGCTGATAAACTGCGCTGTAGTACCGTTGGCGAGCGTGAATGTCGTGGCCGATCCCGCGGAGCTGACAATGTTCTGCGAGCTTGTCGTGCCAATCGTACAGGTATTGGCTCCGCTGGCCTGCGTGTTGGTGATCGTGAACCCCTGCCCAGTCAGGCCCGTGGCATCTGGCAGCGTGATCGTTGTGCTGCCTGCTGTTGGGTTGCATTGCGAATAGATGTCGTAATCCGAGAGAGTATAGGTGAGAAGTGGAGTTCCGGCAGGCTTGAATAGAGCGAAGCCCACTGCATAATTTACAGTTTGCGCTGGTGATGGAACGAATGCTCCCGAGTTGTACGCCCCAGCGGTTCCTGAAACGTAGTCGTTCACGGTCAAAACATTCGGCGTAGCGGTGCTGGACCGTAACAGAGTCCCCGGAGGTGGAACGAGTTGATAGGAAACCGCCAAAGGACTGCCAGCGTACCCGATCGCCAAATCAGCACTGCCTGTGGAAGTCGCGTTTCCACTCTGCACCGAGTTGGCGGTGCCTCCTGATGCTGTAGCCGCTGCGTCCAGAGGAGTGGTTGTCGCCACCCCGGAATATTCAGCTACCGCGATTACGCTGCCGCTCACGCTCGCTGAGTTGTTACAAGTGACGACATCTGCGCCCGAAGCCGCATTCGGGAAATAGAATGCCTGAAACGCCGCGACCGCTCCGCCGATGTAGGCATTTGCGGCCACGGACACGAATGTCTGAGTCTTTGAATCTGTCGGAAGGTTGAACGTCGTTCCTCCGCTGAATCCTGCGCAGACAACGAAAAGAAGATCGCCCGCCGTCACGGTGATGGAAGGAGCAGCACAAGAGGCACCTGCGCCACATGTCGCCGTCACATAGTTCAAGTTTTGAAACTGAGGTGGTATAGTCAGGGGAGTCTGAGGAGTGTTTCCCACCATGCGATTGACTCCCCGGCGCACCATACCGGCGACTAAGGCGTTGCCTGTGGCAGTCAGGTGAACGCCATCGCTGAAATACGTCGCGTTTGCACTTGCCCCATCCGCTCCGAGATTCGCATTCTGCGCCACGTCCACTAGACCATCAGCAAAAGAGGACCACTGGGTGCGCAGAGAATTATTAAGCTGGTTCTTGGTGACATCCTCTCCCGTGCGGGAAATCATTGTGAGCAGGAGACATTTGCCTCCCCAGCTTCGGATTTGCCCGCACTCCCCGCGAAGGTTCGGGAGGCTGATGTTGGCGTTGTTGTCGTTCGTCCCGGCCCACAAGGGGAACACGTTGGCGAGCGCCTGTGGACGATAGAGCGTCCCCGCGACGTGATTCGCGGTTACGTTCAGAATTTTAGTTCCAGCCCCGCTCAATCCCTGATCGGAAATATTGAACAGGAACGTGCTGGCGTAAGGCTGCGCTGCACTTCCGGGCTGCCCAACTCCCGTCAGAGAATTGCAGTACGTAACGCCTGCCGCCGTGAGTGAATCTCCGAGGCACACGAGCTGATTATTCGAGTCAGTCGGATAAGTGGTCGAAAGGAATTGCGTGGGCGCATTTTGATTCGAATTGAACGCGGTCCGGGTTGCCGCGAACGAGTTCATAAACTGCGATGCCTGAGCTTCGGATTGCGTCGTAAGAACCGAACTGTAAAACGCCAGTTCGTAGATCGTCATCGTGGAGTACGCGCCGGACACGCCGCCGATCTGATAATTCCCTGCCGTCTGCAGTCCCGCCGAAGTGAAGGTCTGGGCATACAGAACTTCTTGGTTGTTGATCCAGAAACGGTCCGTTGAATCAAAAGAAACCGCGATCACTCCGCAACCGGCAAAAGCGTCCACCGAGGAAGATTTGAACGTGTTTCCCACTGAAAGCGTGCGGAAGCGATAGTTCCCAGTGATCGCATTGCCCCAGGGATCCGAGGCCGTGTTCTGATAAAGCTCCCAAGTGATTGATGTGGATGCTCCATTGTTTCCTTGAATGATCGGCTGCGCGGCTTGCGTCAAACCTCCGGGCTGAAAGCAGACGTAAGCCAGAGCGGAGAGGGCCGAATTGAGAGATGCAGGAACGCTCAGCGCGCCCGTGCCTACAAGACTTAAGCCTCCCGTTGTGGATTGGATCGTGGGGGAGACTCCAACGCAGCCGGTAACATTCTGATTTTTGCCAGAGTGGTCCGGGGCAGAGCAAGGAGATTCACCAGCAAGGAACTGATAGTCAGCCATCAGATTAGCTTGGGGTAGCTGATCTATCCCGGTGACGGAGCTTCCGCCCCCAGTAGTGACGATACTCTGCACCTGAAGAATGCCCGTTGTGATCGTTACGTTGATCGTTCCACTTGAATAGGTCGTCACGTCCGCGCACAGATCGGTGAATCCATTCGTGCTGAAAGTGCTGGTTCCCGCAGCCGCCAAAGTCGTTGCTGTCGTCCAGGTTCCGCCGCCATTGTTCGACTCGCGGATCGTCACGGTGGCGTTGAATGTCCCCGCGAGGTTTACGGTCGTCGTTCCCGCGTTCGTCGGAAGAGACTGCCATGCAAAGCTGCCCGTGGTTGAGCAGGTTCCGGCGTCCTGCACGCTGAGATTCGCGCCGAGAGGATTGGAATAGTTGCGCTGCCCGAACGCCGGGAGTGCGCAGAGCAAGAAAAGAAAGAGTAGTTTTTTCATCAAATCCCCTCGACTCTCACGCGAACCGCGTATTGCATCGTCGTTGCTCCGCTGGTCGCGTAGCCCGTCGTTGAAAATGTAATCGCGGACGTGGATTTAGCGTTGATGACAGCCGTTCCCTGAGCGAGCGTGGTCGTGGTGTTTCCTCCACCGCCCGTGGCAACCGTCACCGTCTGCGCGACGTTGTTGTCCTCGTCGGTGTAGTTGATAACGCAGTTCGGAAGCGTCGAGCTGACTGTGCCCGGCGTGGTCACGATTTCGTAGCAAGATACGCGATAGAGGCCGCTCGTCGGCACCGCGACCAAACTCTGATTCGTGATGTTCGCTACCTGCGCCGTGTTGTTCGACAGGCCGAAGATACCCGGCACACCATTTGGCCCGCTCGTGGGCACTCCATTGATCTCCGCGATGGGCCCTGTCACGTTCAGTGTCGAGGTATAGATTGTGTTCGGAGTCTGGTTCCCAATGATCGGCGGTATCGCCAGAAATGCGGTCGGAAACGAGAACTGGTCATTCGTGTTCTTCGAAATGCACAGATCGGCGCTGTTCAGGTTGTTGCGCCAGCAAGGGCCAACGTCAGCAGACGCCAGGCGAAACACTCCAGATGCAGCAGAATTGGCTGACGAACTGCCAAAATACGTTCCAGTTGCTCCCGCCGAGAAATTCGGACTGCCCGCGTAATTCCCGTTGAATGTCCCACCGTTCAGCGTCGTGAGGCCAGCGAACACGTTATTTGAGTTGAGGTTGGCGAGGCATCCCCACGCTGAGTTAAAGAGGCAAAGCGAGCCAAGATCGGTGCGATAAACGACTTCGCCAAGTGAGCCGCTCGGGTAGGATGTCACTCCGGCGAAAATGATCGTCTGTGAGCCGTTGACGATTTGGAAGGCGTTTACGTTGTCGGCGCTCCAAATCTGTATTCCCGCGGCGCAGTTGGTTCCACCCGAACTGTACTCCACTATCTTGTACGAACTGTTCGCCAGGTAGACCGTGGCATACCCTGAGCTATCCAAGATCAGGGGATTTGTGTTCAAAAATTGCCCGGAACTATCTGTATAGGTTGGAGCTGGAGTGCTGGTCCCCGCCGCAAAAAAGAAAAGGCATCCGCCAGCGTTCGGAGTTCCATTGGGAAGGAAAAACTGCGGGCGCGGATCAGGCATCAAGGCTACAGGCACTTGGGCTTGTGAAGGCGTGCAAAAGGCGCAAAAAAGCGCTATCATCGCCGAAATGATTGACGTTATTCTAATCGCCCTCTGCGCCATATACGTCGTTCGCTTCATCACTGGCTTCCTTGATCGCCGGGGCTTGGAGAAGTGGAGACGTTCCCGAGCGCGTTCACGTATCCCGCATATCTCGCAGCAGCCGTAGGAATCGTTATACCACCCTTGGATGCCTTGTTCAGTGCGATTGCCACTTGTGACTTGATGTATGGATCGTCAAAGACAGCCTTCGCCAATGCAGCCGCCCCAGCGATTCCCGTGCTTCCCGTTGCCGCCTTCACGCCAGCGCCCATGATCGGCGTTCCGATGCCCACCATTTGGTGATTGCTGATCCGATTCACCGCTCGCTGGAGCATCCCTTGCAAATCGAGAAGTTTTGAGTCTTGCGCATTCAAATCGCTGAGTTCAGGGAAAGCGTTTGCCAGCTCTTCTTTCAAGCCGCGCGCGAGAGCTTTCTGAGATTCGATTGTGGCGCTGCCCAATTCCCCGTAGGCGCGGCCGCTCAGTTGTTTGTAGGTCCCCTGTTTCAGGGCTTGCGCCTGTGAAGCAGGAATATCGACGGGCTGGTTTTCGAGAAACTCGTTCCCGCTCTTGCCGATGGCATTCAAATCTTCAATCGGGTTCACCTGCGTTGAGAACTGTTTCGCGGTGTCGCCCAAGCGAGAAGCAACTGCGAATTTGTTGATCGGAGCGTTCGGACGACTAGCGATCTCCGCTGCAATCTTGGAATTCAGATCGTCGGTCAGATCGGCTAGCTTTTCCAATCCTCCTTTACTGATCGGAATGGCGTTTTCAAGTCCTCCGCTGATAGCGTTCGCAACCTTCGCGGGATTTGCCGTAGTAGAAGGTTTCAGGGCGCTTTGATACCAGCGCGTCGCCGCAGCTTCGGTATCAAGCGGGCCAGTCAATTTGGTAACATCGCCGATCTTTGAAGGCAGAGTCATCGAAAGGCCCATACCGATGCTTTCCCCGAGGCCCTGAGCCACCTTCCCTGTCCCAATATCCGTGCCTGCCTGATTCATCTGTGGACCGAGAAATGGGATGATTCCGTAAAGTGAACGCACGACGCCGCGCCCGTAGTTTCCGGATTTGAAATCTTCTTCTGCTTGATCGAGAATCTCCTGTCGATTGCCCGCATCGGCCATGTAAGTTTGGATCGGGTGAGATGTGGCTTGCGCCAGTCCCTTTACTCCGGTGATCGGGTTCACCTGCGACCACAATCCCTTTGCGAAATCTCCCGCCGAGTCAAGCCATGTGCGCTCTGCAGGCGGCGACGCATCCGCAATGTCATCGGCGGAATACTTTCCAGCCTGTGCCGGAGCCGCTGACTGCGGTGCTACGTCATCGAGGGTGTACGTACCTTGCGGCATTATTTCGGGTCCCAGCTTCCGTCAGGATGAATTGTCCCCACTGTCACGATTTGCCCGTTCTTGAGCTTTACCTGCTGGCCAACTTGGAGCTGCGGTTTCTGAACAGTCGGGGCCATATTGTCGCCGTACATCTTCCGCATGACCGGATTGCTGCCGATGCGCGAATTAAGCTGCGAAGTGACTGAGCCCCTGATTCCTTCAATGGCGGCTGCGCGTTGTTCGGGGCTCGCCTGCGCTGGGGCAAGACTAAGGGCTTGAGTGCGCCCCGAATCGGTTCCTACGCCGCCGCCCATGACCTTTGCATAGTCATCTGTCACGCCGAGCAGGATAGAGGCATATTTCGCAATCGGCCCGCTTCCCGCTGCGGCCTTTGCCGCATCCATGATGTTATTGAAAACCGGAATCTTGCCGTCAGGAATGTCTTTGGCCGCCGCTGCGAGCTGATCCAAAGTGCCACCCTTATCAATCAGCGACTTCGCGGAGCCAAAGAACGCGACGTTTGCGGGAGAGCTGGCAACTTTGAAATCAGCATCCGCAGTTTGCGCGGTCCATCCCGGTTGCATCTGCGCGGCTGCGGTGAACGCCTTCTGCGCGAATTCCGGCTTACGAGCTGAAATGATTTGCGATGGAGCGACAGTGCCGTCCACGAGAAGTTTCGCCGCCGCAATCGGATCACCGTCTTGAATGGCCTGATCGTTCGCTTTCTTTGAATAATCCATCGCAAGCTGCTGCTGCTTTGAAACCTCAGCGATGCCGAGCAAGCGTGTCGCGCGCGCCTGGTTCACAGGATCGGACGTGTCACCGGACTTTGATTGCAGATAGGCAATTGTGGCTGGCAGCTTTTCAGGCGTGAACCAAGTCGGGTCTTGCTCCATCGCCGTGAGCGGTGAGCCCTTTTGCATGGCCTCCGCTTTGGCGAGATTGCCTTGCTGCACGTTCTTATACACTTCGGAACTCTTCTGTGCCTGATCCGCAAGGGCCGAATAGCCCATGTGCATTTTGGCGTAATGGTCGATCCCTTGCCGGAGCGCCTGCGGATTTGTGGCGTTGGAGTCTATGAATGCGCCAAGCTCCTGCGCGTGATTCGAGTCGATCAATCCGTCGGCCACCATCCCGTTTACGGTGCGCTTCGCCTCTACGGGCAGCTTGTCATCGGAAACGTCAGTCAGGGTTTCAAGACTCCCCGCAATCTGGTCGTTGCGCGTTTTTAGCGATTCGAGATTCTTCGAGTTCGTCGTCGCGTCTGCGGCAGCGATGTCAGAAAGAGTTTTCTTCTGATCGAGAAGCTGCTTGCGGACATTGAAAACGGCGTTCGCAGAGCCTCCATTTTTTAGGACCAGACTTGGCAAATTATCCGGGTCTTTTCCATCCCATTCCGTCATCGCGGAAGTCATCGCTTTTTGGTCCGCGAGAGCAGTTTGAGATTGCTGAATCCCAAGACGTGCTTGTTGCTGCTCAAGTTGTTGTGTCTGCTGTCCCTGCAACATCGACTTCACAGACAGGGCTTTGGCGTAGGTGTCCAGAGGGTTCTCGGGAGGACGAATGTCGAGTGCCGGAAGTGGGATACTGGCCATTAGCTCACCGCCACCTGTGCGGTCTGTCCTGCGAGAAGCTGCTGCAAAGTCAAAAGCTGTCCGATATTCGTGATCGCGCCGCTCGCTGCATTCGAAGCGCCAGCGTAGCCACTAGCTGTGGCCGCAGCCGCGTTCTGAATATCCTGCCCTTGCTGCGCGCCCGTCGTGAGATACGTGCTCGATACATTGTTCGCCGCAGCTTGACCTTCTTGATTGAGATTCGTTGCGGCCGTCTGTCCAGCTCCAGATACCCCAGATAGGCGATTGTACGTGTTCGTCTGGTTATTCTGGAATTGATTGTAGGCCGTTTCGTACTGCTGCAAAGCGTTCTGATAGGTCTGCTGATATGTCGTGTCGGCGAGCCCTTCGGCATAATCCGCAATCCCTTTAGCCGTGCCGCCGCTGAGCAATCCCCCGCTTGCCGCAGCTGAATTTTGAAGGGCTTGTTCGCCCTGCCCGAGCGTGAACTCGTAGCCGGGAGTCTGTGCAGCCTCGGCAGCGGTCGGAGCGACGAATTCATTGTTCCACGGTTCAAGCAGACCACCATTGCCCGTTTGGAGGTTGTAATTGACGCCCCCAATATTCTCCGAAGTGGTTGTGCCGGGAGTCGCATTAAGATCGTTGGCGAGTGTGGTGATGGCGTTTCCGCCCGCCTTCAGCCACGGAGCCATATTCTGCTGCTCGGTGTTGAATTCCTGTTCTTGGAAATTCAGAGCATTCTGAGCTTCCTGCGCTTGGAGTTGCGCGGCGCTCTCGGACGCACTTTCCTGCTCGCTTCCGGCGGCGATACTTCCAGCGGCTCCAATTCCCGCCGCAGCGATACTGGCTATGGCCACCGTACTCACGCGAGCACCTTCGAATAAATCAAATCAGTGGGCTTCCAGCCTAAAGCGAGCATCATCTTGCTTCTGTCTCGGTGCAGCTTGTGGGACGAATACGCCTTCACCGCCCCGCGTTCGCGCCAAGTCTTCTCAGAAAATGCGAAGAGCTTCATCCCGAGATTTCCGATCCGAAACTCGGGAAGCATGAAGTACATGTCCGTGTAGGCCATGAGGCCCTGGCCTTCGTAGTGCGGGTTGGCGATGATGAGTGCGACGTAATATCCAGCGATCTTCCCATCCACGCGCATCGTCGTGACGCATAGCGCACCGGCCTTTTCGAGCGCCTCATATTTAGCCTCTTCGCACTTGGCCACGAAGCGGTCTTTATCGACCGCCACATCGTCCCAAAGCAGGGAGAAAAGCGGGCGCAACTCGCCAATAGCGTCAGACCACTGCTCTACGTGGAACGTCGGGTTCAATTAATAGCCCTCAAAATGTCTCCAACGGTGTCCAGCGTGTGCCATTCGCTCTCGGGCATCGCAAATCCCTTGAATTCGTCCCGAATTGTCATCATCAGATCGACAAATTCCAGCGAGTCTAGGCCCAATTCGTTGAGCTTTGTGAGGATGTTGACCTCATCGAACGCCAGCCCCGACTGTGCTGCGATCATCGCCTTCAAAACGGATTCAGGGGAATTCTTTTCCACGTTGCCATCCCTTGCGTGCTGCCAGTTTTAACACAGAAATACACGTAATTCGCATCCAAAGCCATTTGCCCGAACACTCCCGCAGACGTTGAGTTCGCGGGCGGTGAAACGGTCGAGCCCGGCGCGCGGATGCTGGCGTACCAATTCGTCAGGAAGTTCTGATCGATGTCCTTTGGGCTGGCCGGAGGACGTTGGACTGGCACGGAATTCATCAGCTAACCCTCGCGTACTGCTTGGCTAGACGCTCTTGCGCCTGAAAGTTCGTCGCGTCCAGATACGCTTCGGTGATGCGCCACGGAATGGGGTCGGTGACGGAAACCTCGAACACCATGCCCGTCTTTGAACTACCGATTTTAGACTTGCGCACGCGCCTTCTGAAATCTCCGGCCTGACCGCAGGTCAATTCGTACTCGTTGCTCCATGTCTTTGAATAGTCCTTCGACCAGCGGAGCATCATGACCGGATCACGATTGTTTCCCGCTCCGTCTTGCAGCGGAGGAATCGGCCCTAAGCCGGACTCTACATCGATATTCAACTCGTTGAAGTACACGCGCTTGAATTCGAATCCAACGTGAGGCGCGCGACGAACGCGGCGAATGGGATTGCCGTTGTCGGTGACGAAGTTCCAACCACCGCCATTCGCGGACGGAATCGCCATCTGGTAGATATTTCCGCTGCCCGGATCGCCAACAAGGTGCATTCCGAAGGCGAGCATGTGATATTGCGCCTTGTCAGCCGAGAATGTTCCGGTTCCCGTGTTCCAGTAGGCGCGCTCATGCCACTGGCCCGTGGCCACATCGTACACCCACGTCTTTTGCGCGGTCGGGAACGTGAAAACCGCGAAGGAGTGTCCTTGATCCTGATAGGTATAAACGACGCAATCGGAAATCGTCGGATAACCCTGCATCGCAAACTCAATCGCGTGATTGCTGATGCGGACGGGCGTATAGCCTGAGTTCCGGCGCGCGATCCCCAATCCATGCTCGTCTTGATCGAGCCAGATAATCGAGTTATCGAGTCGGCCGCGAGCAAATGGAGCGCACAAGCCATTCTCAATAGTTCCGCTCGGGTCCACATCGAAGATGTTGGCGCTGCCTGAGTCGTAATAGACCGTCGAGCGCTTGCGGCCCTGCACTGCGAGTCTGCGGTTGTTCTGAATGATGCTCTGCACGTTGTCTGAGAACACCGAAACGATCAGTTTTTGCAGCGGAGGCCATGTCGTCGCATCGAGAGGCTGCGAGATATAGATCACCTGAGAGTTGGCGAGCAGCACCAAGAAAAATCCGTCGATGTACTCGACCTGAATCGGGTTTCCATTCGCACCGCTCGGCAGAGAGAAATTCGCGTTAGGAATCTGGTTGAATGTTCCCGCGATGCCCGTGCCGATTCCCACGTTTTGCTGCGTCTGGAGCTGGTAGCAATAGAGATTCCCGCCACAGGCGAGCAAAAGCTGCTGCGGACTGCAAACCATCGAAACGGGGAGCAGGTCATTCGCCACCTGCGCGATAGTGTTCGATGTTCCGTTCGCAAAAACTTCGCAGAAATTGGGGCCGGAGACAGCGAAGGCTCGCCCGTTGATTTCTACTTGCCCGCGAATAGGGCCGCCGGGCAACGTAACGAGAAGGCTTTTACCGGGTGTGGGATAAAGAGCCTGCGCGACCTTGCCGTTATTTTCAATCGTCTCGACGTACCAATTGCGCGTGACTTGGCAGTCTGCCGATAAGCTCTGACTGGCGTAAGAGGGGCCGATAAATGAGAAGCGCGCCATTACGTGTCATACCCCGTTCGATAATTAAAGCTGGCTCGCGGCCTGTCCGTCGTTGAGCGGAAGTCCGAGAGATTGATTCGCGGTGGAGGTGCGTTCAATCCCGCAACTGCTTGACGCGCTTGCGCTGCGGCTGCGACCAAAATCTGATTTGGAGGCTTCTCAAATGCCGGGCAAATCAGTTCTGCAAGTGTCAGCGTGATCGCCAACTCATAGCCCGGTGGGAATGCAAACACCGTCGCAAGAGTTGCGGAACCGTTCAGGAATGTCTCGATCTCAATTTCGAGGCCGTAGGCGTAGTTCGGAACAGGCCACAGGAAAATAGAGCCAACCGGCCAGTCGGGGCGATAGTAGAAATCCGTGGGCAGACTGGTCTGGATCGTCTGTACGCGATTGGTCGCCCACCAATCAGAGTCACGCTTTTGCAACGGATAGCGCACGACCGGGCTCACGTTGTTGAGCAGCACGTTGATGTTGCGGATGCGGACGGGCCGCTCACCGACAACCTGATATGTGGGAATAGGCGCCGCGCCAATCGGGGGCGGTCCAATCGTGTGCGGATCAAGGCCCGGAACGAGCAGGAATGGATTGTTCGTGATGGGCGAGACGCTAATCAGGTCGAGAGCGAAAATCTTCTCGGCGCGCGTGCTCCACGAGTCTGAGAGCTGGTTGAACTTCGAGAGAACGAATGCGAGTTCGAGCGGATCGGGATTCTCGCCCGGCGCCACCACATTTATTTCGTAGAGCGCATTTATGCAAACTTGCTGGACGGTATTCGGAGCCGGCGGAATCGGATTGTTTGCTGGAACCTGTGGTACGTTGGGCATGGCTAGTTCGCTGTGAACACCAAAACCTGCATTCCGTTTGGAAATCCTGCTCTTTGCTGCCCAGCTTCCACGGTGCTATTGGCATTGGACTGCGCTTCGACCGTGAACGTCACATTCGCGCCATTCGAGTAAGTGACCGGCGAAAAGTACGAAGCGCTGCACCCGGTCCATGTTCCGTTGAAAGCAATCGTCGCCTCGCAAGGCCCGAAGGAATTAGAGCCATCCGTAACAATTCCGTCTACGTTCGCGTTGCTCGCAGCGTTCCAGGTAAATGTATAGGGCACTTGTACGCGGCAAGGGCAGCCGCTTGCGGGCATCGTGACAGTGATCGTCATCCCGCCCGACGCAAGGCTCGTCAGCACGCCACCCGTCAGCGCCACAGTTCCGCTCATGGAGGCAGTCGAGAGCGTCGGGATCACGGCTGCCGCGCCGCCGTCTTGAATCTGGCCCGAGTTGGCGAACGTCGCTAAATGGCCGTTTGTGACCGCTCCGTTGATCGTCGGCAGAATATTCCCGTTAAAAGTGGGCTGGTCACTCCCATTCTTGGCAAAGGCGATGTCGGCGCTGTTCGCTGCGTTCCTGAAATTCAAGCTATCACCGGAAGCGAGACGGAAAATCCCGGTGGCCGATGGATTCGCGGAAGATGACTGGAAAACTGGGGCAATGAATGAAGTTGCGGAAGTGGCCGCGCCGTTCACGCCAAGAGTGAATAGGTCCGCGTTGTTGGCCGCGTTTCGGAAGTGCAGGAAATTGCCAGTTGGAGATGAATCGGTGAAGCGCAGAATCTCAAAGGCGTCCGTGTTGTTCGCGCCCTGTGTCTGGACAAACCCCGAAGCGCTTGCATAAGTGCAGTTCGCCGTGCCGGTCAGGGACGTTGGGGCGCTGAAAAACCCGCAATCGGATGAAACTGGACTGCCCGTAGCTGTAAGCGTGCCAGTGGACGTTCCACAAGGCCCGCTAGCTGAGACGAGAGAAATGTTCGGGGCCGTGCCCGTCGTTTGGACACAGCGGCCAGTGGTAAGGCTTGTCACGAGTAGCGTTCCGTTGACCGTGAATGGACCTGTGACGGTCGAGCCGGCTGGAATCCCAACGCTCCAGTAAAAAGGCCCGAAGGATTGGCCTGTGCTAATCGTGAGGGTGTAGGTGTAGGTGCCCGCCGCGACCCAGAAGCCAAAATTCCCCCGCGTGTCAGTCTGCGCGACGCAGCTATTGGTTCCGTCAAGGACGACTTGCGTGGAAAGTGAGCATGGCGTTGTCAGGGTCGCGTCACTATAAGTTTGAGCTAAATTGCTGCAGGGAACAGCGTTATTCGGATATGCGCATAGGTGCACAGTGGCCTGTAGGGTACTCAAAACACCCGGCGAAGTAAGGGAAGACGACACCGGGGAGGGCTCAATCCTAAAACCTTGGGCCTGTAAGCAACCCGGGGATAGCGAAACAAGAACCATGTATAATAGAGCAGAAACGCACACATGGACGGCCTTTGCCAATGCGGATGCGGCAGAAAAACGAAAGTAGCGAAACATTCGTCCGCGAAGTACGGGTGGGTTAAAGGCCAGCATTTCAAGTTCATTCTCGGGCATCACAGTTTTAATGGTACGCACGGAAAGAGTCGCAGAGGGAATCGAACCTATAGCACTTGGAAGAGCATGAGGGATCGATGTCGGAATCCGAACAATCCTTCTTTTTACAGATACGGCGGGCGCGGAATTGCAATATGCGACCGGTGGGATGATTTTAAGAATTTTCTGTCCGACATGGGAGAAAGGCCTATCGGGACGTGGATCGACCGCATTAACAACGACGGAAATTATGAACCAGAAAATTGCCGCTGGGCCACACCGAAGGAATCTCAGAAAAACAAGACTCAAACTGGCAAATTGTCTCCCGAACATCGCAAGAAAATATCCGAAAGCTGGAAAACAAGGCAGCCATTGCCACGCGATTCTTTCGGCAGATTTAGACACATTTGAACCCCATGGCTATTTCTCCTGAGTTACCAGTTCCTCTTCGCTCGCATATTGCCGCTTGGCAATCGGATCGAGAATGGCGTTCATTTCCGCGAGCGTCCGCGACCAGCCTTTTGCGAGCTTATCTTCCTCGGCCTTCGAGTTGACTGTCTTGGTGATGTAGCCGCGCGGGTCCTTGTCGCTGGCCTTGTAGCTCACCTTCGGGAATTCCGTCGCCGGAGGACGCACGTAAGTCGGATCGAGAGGCCCGTGATGCTCGCGCGGCAAGCCCTCCGGACGTTGCACCGTCTGATGCGCCGCGATGATCCTGCGAGCGGCTTCCAGCAATGCCGCGTCGTTTTGAGTATTCGACATTCAATTCTCCTTAAGTGATCGCGCAGCCCGTGTTGCCCATGAGCTGCCAAGTTCCGTTGAACGCGCGGAGCAAAACTCCCTGCCCGCGATAGCCCGTGGTGAAAGTGACGATGTGATGCGGGCCACCGGCGGACCCGTCAGCGATGCAGTTCGAACTGAAAGTCACCGTATGGGCGAAGGCTGTGTCGGAATAGATGGCCAGCGTCAGCCCGTCATCCACGCCAGCCGTGGGTGCCGAAGCGGTGATCGCATCCGCTTGCCCGGTCTTGATGATGAAATTGCCACCTTGGTGGGCCGGGATCGCATCGGTAGTGCCTGACAGCAGAGTAACCGGACCTTGAAAACAGTCGGTGTCGATGATGTCCTGCTGGTTATCTTGGGCGTAGACGCCGCCCGCGTTGCGTGCGCCAATGCCGTGCGGACCCTGCGAAATGTTCGGGTTTACGACTGTCGCTATTTGCGTCATGGCACCCTCTTAGAATGTGTGGGGCTTGATTCGCTCAAGCCCTCGAAGCGTTAAGTTGTGGTGATTGGCCGAAGCAAAAGTACTCCAAGCGTCAATCCGCTTAGATCGGTGGCGTCTGTTTGCTGAATTTCTTCGGCAACAGAAATGGTTGTCTCAAAAGAAGCTTCCATGCCGCCCTGTTGAGATGCTCCGAATCTGTACACCAAAGAAACTATGTCGCCAACCTGAGCACCCGTGAGAGCAATTGCGCCTGCTCCCGTTGCTCCGTTGAACGTGGCCCAAAGAGATGCACATACCTGCATTCGCGTTTCTCCTATTTATGGTTGCACGTACCATTTACCATCAACGGCGTTCCAATTCCATACTTGGACTTGTCCAACAACGGCGCTGATAACTGCGCCGATATTATTTGTCGCCGTGGTTGTCCATGTTCCAGTCGGAATCACTGAGAATGAAGTCATGCAGGAATTGGCCGTAGCCACTCCGCAGACCCCAATCGCCCCGTTTCCGGTGAACGTCCAAGACGTAATGGCGTTCGTTCCGGAAATCTTGATCGTGGGGAACGAGACGTTCGTCGCGCCAGCCACCGAAGCGACCGTCGCCATCGCGGAATTCTGCGCGATGTACGGGCTCCCGAAGCCAGCCTGCCACGTCAATGAGTTCGGATTGCAGACCCATTGATTGCCGGAACGGACGTTGACCCACGGGGAAGCGATCACGTTGGCAAGAACGCAGGGCGAGTTCGCCGGAGCGTTCGTTCCTTGCGGAGTCGAGGAAACCCCCGGATCTGAGACGTTGAACCAGTAAGCGCGGCCGGCGAGAACCATTGCCCCGGATGCGTGGGCTGTTGCCACGGTTCCACCGACGCCGCGCTGCACCTGTAGCACGTTGCCGTTGACCTGAACGACCTGCATAAGTTCGCGGTCCACGTAAATCTGCCACGAGGTTTGCTGGTTGATCGTCGCGGTCTGGTTGCCCAGAATGCCCGAGATTCCCGTGCTGGATGCCACGGAAACTCCCGAGTAAGGCACGGGAGCCGCAAGATTCAGAGACGCAGGAGCCGGAACCGCTGCGGTCAGCGTGGTCTGGATGAGATAGTTCTGCTGGGCTTGCGACAGAGACGGAAGCGCCAGCGCGACTAGCGCGAGAAACAAACCAAATGCGATTTTCTTGAGTGTTTTGTTCATGTTTGTCCTCACGCGCCAAGAACTCGAACGGCGCACGAATCCGCGTAGAGCTGGCCGAACCCGAATACGCTGTCCCAACGGTTAATCATTTTGGCTTGAACTGGGTCCCACATGCGAACGAACCGAACCGCAGCCCTTGTTTCCGGGTCGCGGGTCTGCGTCGTCATTTCCGTGGCGCGCGGCTCTTCGAGCTTGACGCCAACGAATGCGAACGCATCGCCGTGGATCACGAGCCCCTGAGCGGAAGACTTCCCGTTCGGGGCTGCCGTGCCGGGGAATACCGTGACCGCCGCGCCGTTTCCGGGCAGAGCGTCCACGTTCTGGTACTGGGAGCCGGGCCCGAAGATGGCCGGGGAAACAATCAGGTAATCCGCTGCCGCGCCGCCGCCTGCTGCAACCAATGGTTGGAGCACGACGAACTGCTTCGGCACCAGCGAGAGATAGCGCCGCGTCATCGGGTTGACCTGGTTTACGTTGGCGATGGAGATTACGTCGCCTGCATTGATCGTATCGCCAGCCGTCAAGTTTACGCCGATCTGGTTGCCGCCGTTGTTCGCGTTCCCCGTGTTGACCGTGAAAGCGCCCGCCACGGTTCCGCAAGTGTGACGCCAGAGTGACATGCACTCGTATACGTCAAACCCGTGGAGCTTGCCGAGAGAGCCTTCCTTGAATTGCTTCGAGATGTCATCCTGCGGGTTCAGCAAGGTTTGCAGGGCGGGCACCATCGAAGTTGAGAATTGAGGCGGAATGCAAAGCGCCTTCCCACCGCCCGGAGGACACGCCAGCTCGAACAATCTCTGCCGTGCTTGTGCGAATGTCGTGACTGTGTTCGGGTCCTGCCCTAGCACGCCCACGATGTTGTTGGTGTTCTGATAGGCGAACTGCGCGGCGCGAGAATCGGTTTCCTGAGCCATTTGCGCGACGGCGGGCTCAAGATACTGCCGGCGAATCTCTTCCTTCGAGCGCTCCATGTTCAGAGCCTGCTCGAAGTCATCCCACTCGAAGTCCACGCCCATGATCTGGTTGCAGTTTACGGTCGTGGTGAGGCGGTTGATCGGCTGCGGGTTATAGCCCAGTCCATCGCGGATCGTGAAGCGCTGCGGAATCTTGACCTGCGCCACCGAACCGATGGGAAATTCCTGCTCGAATTCCTTCTGCCATTCCGTGTTGAACACCGAAACGACTTCGAGCTTGTTGAGCAATAACCGCAGGGCTTCCATCGAAACCCACTGCGGAAATGCAAATGTGTTTGGCACTACTAGCTCGCTTTCCGTTTGGCATGATCCGCCGCGTTTGCCACGCGAGCGTACCTGCGGAAGTCCTCGGCATCGACGGCTGCGGCTATTTCGTCGGCCGGGGCGGTTGCTTTGCCAGCGATGCTGGCGGCAGGCGCGGGAGCGCCAGTAACCTTGGGCTTGGGTTGAACCTCAGCCTTTTCTTCCTTGGGCGGTGCGGAAACGGAACCGGAGAGCTTGTCTTCGAGCTTGGTCAGCTCGCGTGCGGCGGAAAACGGAGGAAGCGACTCGATGCGCTCGATGTCTTCGGGGGTCTTGGCGAGATGATAGAGAATCTCGGCTCCCATGTCGGAGTCCAAAATCCACGCATCCAGCACGCCGTTGGACTTGATCGACTTGAGGGCTTTGTTCTGAAACGCTCCCTTGTCATCGATCTCGCACACCTGGGCGAAATCAGGATGCTTCTCATTCGCTATTTTCAGCGCATTGTGCCACTTCTTTTCCTGCAACTTCCGCTGCTCAACGATACGCTGCTCGGCCTGCGCTTTGGCTGATCTCTTTTCCACGTCCGCCGTCACTTTGGCGGTGAGGTACTTCTCAAGAGCTTCACTGTAAGCGTCATCCGAGGCGTACAGGGCAAGTCCGGTTTTCGAGTCCACATCGTTGCGGCGAGGTCTGGCGGGTTCCTCGATTGGTTTCGCCTGCGCGACGGCGGGCTTCTTGCGAAGTTCGAGAATCTCGGATTCGAGCTTCTTGTTCTCCGCAAGAAGAGCCTTGATGCGCGCTTCCGCACCTTTGGGCTTCGGTTCTTCCTTCGCTGTTACCGGGGCAGCGGACGTTTCAGACGCGGGCTTTTCGCCTGCAATCTCGGTGACTTCCGTTTTCGCAGCGGGTGACGAGGCCGCGGCTTCCGTCTTGGATTCTTTTTCCGCGGGCTTTTCGGAGACTGACTTCTCGGAGGGCAGTTTCCCGGTGACGCGCCACTCTTTCATTTCGGCGGGAGTCAGGGAAGCGAGAGTTTGTGAGTTCGTTCGTTCGACTACGGCTGCTTCTGAGGCCATCGAATCTCCGATGAAAGTTTCACTGCCAATGTGGGTGACGAGTCCACTTTCATCGGATTGCCTAGTTTTGAGCCGTCGCGGGCTTCGCGGAGATAATGCACTTAATCCGCCCTACTGTCAAATGGGTATTGCTTTACAGTTTGTGGCTGGCAATGTAGGGATCGGAGCCGTGCAGTTTCATGGCCGTCTTTTTGACGTGCCCGAACTGCTTGGTATTGATCTCGCCGGGCGCTTCGTTGATCGACGCGCCGCCCATGATGCCCGAGGATTTGCGCTTCTGATCCGCTGCGCCTTCCATCTTTTCCATCTTCGGTACTTTCAGCTTGGCCATTGTTCTTCCTTTCGTATTTTCCACCACTTTTTCAACAGACCAAAAAGAGTCACCTTGCCCCATCCGCGCAATTCGTTGAGTTCTTCCTGCTGAAACTTCAGCATTCCATCGCGCATGGATATTGAATCCCGTAAATTCTCTATCGTCCGACGCAGGAAATCACTGTGAATCTGCGCATTTTCTTCCACGACGGCTATTCCCGTTGGCTTCCACGCCATTTCTTCGATCATCGCTGCGTGGCGCTTTTCGAGTTCCAGATAGTGTTGGCTGATAATTTCGTAATCGCGCTCCCAGCAGGACAGTTTTTTGCGCAACTCTAGATTCTGCTCCCAAAGCGTGCGCTTCTGCTCGTCATTGCCGAGGAAAAGGCGTTCTATCGCGTCACTGGCCATTTGTGCCGCCATTTTGCGGTGAAGCGGGTGGCAGTGTCAAGGCAGCAGTTTGCGCATTCTGCGCGAGCGCCTGATTGTGCTCCTGAGCGGACAAAGCCGTTTCGTGCGCGTTCTGATGGAAGTCCGCGCGGAGAGCTTCGAGCGCGCTGATTCTCTCCGAGAGCAACTGCGCTTTGGTGTTGATCTGCGCAACGGCAATCGCGGTGTCGGAGTGAATCTGCTCGATGTTCGTCTTGCCCTGCATCTCCCACATTTTCGCCGCTTTTTCCTGCTGCAACTGCTGAATAAGTCCTTGAAGCTGCTGCACCTGTTGGTTGAGTTGGCCGATGACGGCCTTCGCATTGTCGGGGATCGAATCGTCTTGCGCCGCGAATTGCGGAGGCGTGAGCCGTTGCGCGATCTGCTCGCCAATCGGCCCAAGGTCACGCAAGCGCACAACAAGGTCCGCGATCTTCTGGAACACTTCGGGAATCGTGATGAGTTGGTCGGTGAAGTCCGCGGCTTCCTCGCGCTGGCTTTGGTAGCTTGGCCCTGTCGAGATTGTCTCGCCGTGTTCGCCTTGGAACTGGCGATTGTCCGGGTGATTCGGATCGTTCACGCGGGCCACACTATCGGTTCCGTCTTCCTTGCGCAGCGAGATGTCGCGCGGCGCATCGTGAATCTTGTCGAAGATTTCGTTCAGTTGGCGCCCGGAAAACTCCAGCGAGCGGTTAAGGTTGTCGATAAAGTGAAAGCTTCCCTGCGAGCGTTCGCCTTGAATCTTCGACAGCGCAACGCCCGATTTCTGGTTCTGGCGCTCTGCGGCGGTCGGCAATGGCGCAATGCCCATTGCGGCCATGATCGAACGCTTCGCTGCATCCTTCGCCATTTCGTACTGCTGGAAGTTGGGAACGAAAGGCACGCGCTCGGGCTTGATGCTGCCGGGTTGAAAGCCTTCTGGAATCTCAAACTCGACGTAGGCGCGCCCTTCTTCGTTGAGCGATTCCCACTGATCGGCTTGATTCGAGAACATTCCCTTTGGTCCCATGTAGGGAGTATTCGGCGTGAGTTTGGCTTCCTTGAGTTCCTGCGAGGCGTAGTAATTGAGCAACCGTTGAGGATCGCGTGCCAAACGAATCAGGCTGAACAAGCACCGTTTCGAGCCTGAGCCGTCATCGATGAAAAGCTCTTTGCCCCACACGGGAATGATGGGAATCCAGTTGCCCGGCCAGCCTTTGCCCTTGCGCGGATCATTCGTTTCTAGGACTTCCACGCCATTCACGACGTATTGCAAGATGCGACGGTCATCGTGGTCGCGCGACTTGAGGATGCGGCCCTTGTCCAATGTTTTCGGCAGTTGGTCCGAGCGCATCACAACGGCGTCAGTCGTTCCGTTTACGCTAACATCCACCAAGTGCAACTCGATCTTCTCGACTTCAACCTTCCAGTAGCTTGCAATCTGGACTTGCTTGTCTTTCACCCAATCCGGGGCGATCTGGCGGATTTCCTCGCTGAATTCGCCCACTTCCGCCTTCGGATATTTACGCTTGAACGCCTCGTGCGAGATGAAATCGATCTCAAAACAATCCTCGGCGTCCGAGCAATCGTAGTGCTTGCAGTCGGGATCGAAAATGATCGTATTCGCGTTGACAATCGGCGAGATACGGACGCTCAGATTGAATGACCGCTCGCTCTCGTAGAATGTTTCGAGCTTCCAGAAGCCGTAAGAACCGCCCGCTGCGCCCTCGAAGGCCGTAATGTAGGCCGATTGCGCCTGCGAAGCATACTCCACCGCTCGAATCCAGTCGCCGCGCAAGTCTGCCGTTTGCGCTGTGGCTCCATAGCCTTTGGGGATCACCTTCACCGCGCGCTTGTTCTGCCGCACGTCGTTGATGAGCTGGTTGATGTACTGCGTCAGCTCGTCCAGATGAATCATCGGGAGGTTTTTGTTCTTGCGACGCTGCTTTTCCTTGGGTTCCCATGAATCTCCGCAGAGAAATCGAATATCTAGATCGTGCTCTTCACGAATTTCTTTCCAAGATTCCAAGCAGTAGCGAAACCTGTCTCTGAGTTTTTGCAGGAATTCGGCGTCTTTGAGGGGCTTGGCGGGCATTACCGTCCGTAGACGTAGGCTTTCGTGTCAGACTTGCGCTTGGCCTGTTTCTTCGTGAGAACTCTCTCACCTTTATGCAATTTATAGCTGCCTGTTTTCTTGACCTTGCCACCCTTTTTGAATGAGCCAAGCTGTGGGGCAACGCGAGCGATAGGGCCGGGCGCGAATCGGGCGCCGCCGGGCATCGCGGGACCGATTCTTGCGGGGATCGAGTTGAAACCGCCGCGCGGGATAGCCATCTAAGCTCTCCTTCCGCCTACGAATGCGTGAGTATCGGACTTACGCGCTAGCTGGCTGCTCGTCTTGCGCTTGAGCGCCCTGCTGCCCTTCTTCGCGTGTCCCAGTTTCGGGTCCTGATGGAGTTCCCGGTGCATCTTCGATTTTTGCTTTGGCGTCAGCGGACTCCCGCTGCTGAACAGATACTTTACTTGCCTGCGTGTCCAGGGCAATTTTTTTCTCCTTCGCATCAGCGTCAAGATCGTCAGCAGTTGGGAGCACTGGCGGGTAGAAATCCCCCGGCCCGAGTCCATGCTTTTCGTGCTCACCGCGTTGAAGCATCTTGTCGGTTCCGTCTTCAAAATGAAGCAGCAGATGCCCGCCAAAGCGATGCTCGACTGACTTGATTCGTTTGCTCATTTTCAGGCCTCCGCAGCTTCCTTCGATTCGACTTCCGTTTCTTCGTCGTCCTCGCCAGCGCCCACGTCCTTCATGGGCATGTTCATGGCGGACGCGATATGCTCGTGAGCTTTCATGGACTCGCCCTTGCCGAATACGTGCTCTTCAGGCGCATGCTCGTAGTGCGTGAAGTGATGGCGGATCGTGTGGCCGCCGTTCTCTGCTTCGTGGATTTCGATGTGGGAGAGGACTTTCTTGGGCTTGCGCTCTTTGTGCGTTGAAGCCATCGTGTCGGCTGTCTTTGCCATCAGGACCTCTCAATCACCGCAAGGATTTCCGGCTCGCGCACCGTGATGATCGTCTGGCCGCGATACTTGATCTGCTGCGCGCTGTGCGGATACCGCTCGCACATGATGATGTCTCCGCACTTCACAGAAAACTCATATTGCGTGCCATCTTGCATCTTTCCGTCCCCGAGTGCAAGCACAACCGCGAAGCGAGACGGCTCGGCGTGCGCTTCCGGCGCTACGATCAGTTTTTGCTGGAGCGAAATATTCACTGGCCAGCAGCGAATATCGTCAGGGAATGGCTCGATCCCAACAAGGTCACGCTTGAGCGTCAGTTCACGAGTCCATTCAGGAAGTCGTGGAGCTTCAGATGGTCGTGAGCGTCCACGCATTTGTAGCACACCGCCCTTCCCTCGCACTTCGGGCACGACGCGAACATTTCCATTGCGGTGATGTCCCTTTTGCAGTCGATGCACTTTGCGATGGGCGGCTTTCCCGCTTGCTGGAGCAGATACGCCTTGTTCTGCACCATGAGGAACTTGAGAACGTCCGACAGTGTTTTGAGCTGATTGCGCCCGAGCATCTTCTTGCGAAACGGCGTGATGATTGACATTCGCCCTCACTTCTTCCCCCAAGAAATCCAGTACATCGCCATCACATATAAAAATACGATCACAGAACCAACGAACTTGCCTAGCCGATCACTCAATGTTGCGCCCTTTCTTTCGGCCTGCCGTCTCGCCCATTGCTGCGCGGCCTCTGCGGTTCCCGCGCGGGTCTTGGAGCTATTTGCAATTTGGCTCCGTTAGGAGGATACGCAATCCGGGCGCGCTTGACGACGTATCGTTGCCGAGAGAAAACTTACTTGTGCATATGCGTCAGGCCCTTTGCCGACCGAGCTTCGCGCCTGATTCGCGGGTTCTTTGAATGCAGCGCCTTGCTGATGCGCTTCTCACCGATCTTCTCGCCTTCCGGTATCCCGAGATCGCGGTGCAAGCGGCCCTTGTGGACCTTGAATGACCCCTTCGAGCCAAGATCAACCTTGCCGATGGCCTTCGTTGCGGCCTTGAATCCTCCGTGTGCTTTCATATCACCTCCGGTGCAGCACGACGATCATAACGCATATGGCGATGCCTGTGAGCACGCCGAAGCAAAAGGGGATCACACATCCTGCCCGGTCGTGGGATCGGTCATCACGATCCTGCCAGCCTTCACGGGCCGCAGCACGTTGCTAAAATAGCTGCCCACGCTCTGCGCGCTGAGCATCGCGTTGAACTCGTCTGCGTTCACGTTATCGTAGCTGTAGACGCGACCATTTGCGAATTTCAGTTCCATCGTGTTTGTATGCGGGTCGTGGCCCGCTTCCGAGATGTTCGAGGATGGGACAGGTTGGCGGATCATCTCAGCTCCACGATGACACGGGCCTCGAAGGTGGTTTTTGCTTCTGTTTCGGGGCTAACTTTACACCAAAGGACATGCAAAGTGCATCACCTTTATCGGGCGACGCTAGCCCGCGCTTTTTTAAGTCTTCCTTCGATTCGAGGAAGATCGTGCCGTACCGCACCTTGCCCTGCACGATGCCGTAGTTCACGCTCGTAAGTTGGCGCTCCAGATCAGGGTCATCAGGAAGCTGCGCAGTATCTTTAAGCCAGTCGCGCGCAAGGCCCCAGCACTCCGCGCGCTTGTTGAAATACATTTGCGTATCATTCGGCTCAGCGCCGCCGTGAAACTCGAATAGGCCATCTTTGTACCCTCGGTTCCGCATGTGATCCACGACAGCCCCGCCAATGCCGTCGCCATCGATAATCACCGCATCTGGGCTGTGGATGATCTTGAATTCAATGACTCGCTCAGCCGTCTGCACGGTATCCAAGCCACGATACGTCGCCAGTATCTCGAATTTGCGTCCTTGACGCAGCCCGATGACCGTCTCATTGTCGCCGAATCGCGCCACGTCGCATGTGACGACCTTCGGGAGATGCTCGTATCCCTGCGCCTTGAAGCGCCTAGCGGTCGCAACCAGATCGTTCGGGATGAATTGCGTCGATCCGCCGCGCGGGAACTCGCCCCGGATGCGCCAGCGAATGTAGTCCGAGTCCTCGCCGTAGCGCTCTACTTCTTGGCGCAGCTCTTCTTTGTTCGTTCCCTCGACCGTGCGAGAGTCGATTTGGAAAGTTCGCCACCGATGCTTGTCAACGCCGAAGCACTCGGCAAAACGACCTGTATTCTGAGTGGGATTGCCGAAAACAAGCCAGATGATTTCTGTTTCTTCATCGGTGAGCGCTCCTGAGCTGCGATCATAAATCACATCCGCGATGGCCGACCCTTCGTCGTAAATCACGATGATTCTCTTGCGCTTATTGTGCAGGCCGGAGAAGGCGTCTGGGTTCTGAGCGTCCCAAGGAATGAGGTCGGCGCGCCACGTATCTGCGTGCTTCGGCTCTTTGACCGTGATGCTTTGCGCCTTCACGTCAAACCAGTGAGCGTTGATCGACAGCCTGAACCATTTGGCCAGCTCGGGGTGAGTTTTGGTTTTCAGCTGCGCGCCCGTGCCGGCTGTAATCAGGATTTTGCAATCCTCGCAGGTTGATAAGCCCCAATCTGCCAACATGGAGAGATAAGCGGACTTGCCGATGCCATTGCCGGAAGCCACGGCGATCCTAAGAGGCTGATGTCGAGTGGCTGGATTTTGCAGGTGCTCGCCGATCAGGGTGTTGATCTTGGCTTGCCACTCGTAAGGGCCGGTGTTCTTTTCCAGTTCGCCAGGCTCGCCCCACGGAAACGCGTAGAGCATGAATCCCTGCGGGTCGTGCGTCAGAGCCCCGATGTCGTCAATGAGTTGGCCTTCCAGATCGGCGGCTATCATCGTTTCGCGCGCTGGCGAGCTTTTCCGAGTCTTCCAGCCAATTCGCCTTTAACGTTCACGTCTAGCTTGTCGTTATACTGCCCGAGGTGCCTCATCAACTGATCGAGCGCTTTGACCTTATCGGCCAGCTTCAAAGTGGTTCGGACGACAACCTTACGCTCACCGTCACCACTGCCACCGGTCGTGTCCTCGCGGATTTCCTGCACAGCAGCGAACTGATCCCGAGTAATTGCGGTAAGGTCAAGCAGGGCCCGGCCATCTCCATCAACTCGGGTATAGTCCTGCATATTGCTGAACGCGAGACGCTGAATTTCTTCGAGGACTTTTTCGGCTTTGATCTCAAGCTTCGTCGCTCTTTTAGACAGGAGTTCGTCAACGCGAGCCCTGACCTTATCGGTTCCTAATAGTTGAGATGCTTTAACATCTGCGCCATTCGGGCTGTAACCTGCTGCAATTGCGGCTCTTGCTCCATTGAGATCGATCACATATTCTCGGGCGAACAGCTCTTGGCGAATGTCTGTTTTGGCCGCGCGCATGGTCAGAAAATATCACGCTCACTTTCCGGTTTCAAGGGCCGTCTCTCCTGCCCGCAGCGCAGCGGCCGCGAAGCAACATTTCAAAGTTCCGCGTTCCTGCCTATCCATTTCGCCAGTTCAACCAAGCCAAATACCAAGAGAATCGGGACAACGAAGGGGATGGCAAATATCAGGAGAAGAAATCTAGCTGCCCATTTTTTCCAGTGGATCGGCAAAGGCTTCATGGCCCATTCGCGCATTCTCTCGCTCAGCGCCTTCTGTCCCGGCTCGGTGGTCACGATTTCCTTGCCTGGGCGTACAAGTTCCACCAAACTAAGATTAGCATTTCAAGCGCGACGAAAGTGATGACGCCCGGAAGTTCGAACTTCGAGCCGATAAGCATCAAGAGTGAAAACTGCATCCACGTGGCGACCGCAATGCCTGCTACTTGGATAGTTGCAATGAATACGGACTTCAAGACGGTCATCCCGCCCTCCCTTCGCTGCGTGTTGTTGGATCGGATGCGGCCCCCGATTATTGCTTGTAGCTGAAGTTTTGTGCTTCTTCAGGCAAATGGCATCACCTCCCTTCACTTTGCCTTTCCTTTCTCCCTATCCCTCAGCGGGGCGCTACACCTGTACTCGCGGCAAACTCTTGAGTCGCTCCTGCTCGCGCTTGCTTAAGCAGCATGCCGATCCAGAATTTTCCTCCCACTCTTTCGAGTGGTCGATAATCTGCTTGGCGATACCCATCCAAAAGTTCTGGACATCTGGCCCCATTAGATCGAAGAACGAAAGAGCTTGAGCTTTTCCGTGCGTCCGCGCCGTGGACTCAGCCAAGTTCTGAACGTGCGGCATTCCTTCGTAAAGCGCGCAAGCCAATTCTTCGACTGTCAACTTGTCGCCCGGTTTCTTTGCGGCAACTTTCTGCATGTATTTTGGCACTCTGTGATCCATGTTCTTCCTTCCCTTCCCGCCGAGCGGGAGCGAGTTTTAAGGCTTGCGATAAAAATGCCGCTCAAGAAACATTCCGAACACTGGCGCTAAAATGCGAGTAAGTCGATGCGGCACCCACTTTCGCCAGCCGATTTCGGGATGTCCTAAGAAAGTCCACATGGCTCATTCGCCCTCGTCGGGGAGCAGGGCGGCGAGTTCGTCAGAAATCCGCAGCAGTGTTTTGCGTACGCGTCGCGGAGCTTCGTCGTTCAGCGCCGAGCTTGTGAGTTCGTAAGCCTCAAGACGTAAACTTTCAACTAGTTTAGAAATTGACTCCGCATCCACAGTCGCCGGGGCCGAAAAGTGCCAAGGATTCCCACAGACTCCCGCTGCTACGCCGAATTGCATCGAACGCTTCACGGAGCCGCATTCCGGGCATTGAGTCGCTGGCGGCTGCTTTTCAGGAAACAGCTTACGCAATACGGCTTCGTTCCCGTCTGGGCAATCGGTGATCTCGCACATACCCTTAGTGGTTCCGTGCTTGCAAACAGATTCAGCAGTCTGTGCGGCCAGCGAGCGGAGCCTTTCATCTATTGTTTCTGTCATACTACAACCATTGCATTCGACTCCGATCCTATGCTCGATCCAACGCACTTCATCCGCCCTAATCTCTGCTTCACTTTTCATTGGTCACCTGCCGCCTCTCTGTTTATATGCGCCTACTTTTTCTTCTTGGCACCGAGGGCATCCACAAGTATCTTCGTGATCTATTCCGTTTCCTCGTGTGTAACCAATGGCGTGACGGACGCTATTCTCCCACTCGCTTACATAACCCTTACCTTCCATGTCGCACGCCGCAGCCACGTTTCCGATCATCAAAATGAGTTCCGATTTGCTCTTCGCCTCCAAATTAACCTTGAACACCTTCAAGTCTTGCAAAGAGCCGGGATTGTCATAGTCTAGTCTTCTCATCATTGGTCACCTGCGAGCTTGCGGAGTTCGGCGATGTGATCTTGCACGATTTGCGGCAGTCGTCCCGGCGCATGATTCACGATCCACTCAGCCTCAGCAAGCCGTATCTGCGCTTCGGAGCGCGTGGGCAGGGCGGCAAAATCGGTCATAATTCCAGCGACCTGTGCCTTTGTCATCTCAGCATTGTATTGGCTGGAGAGCGGAGTCTGCTTTCCGTCGCGGCGGTGATAGCGGATTCCCCACGTCGCGTCCTTCGCATACTTGATTTCCAGTCTCGCCAAAGCATCATTTCTTGTTATTCCGAATTCTGCCACCATCACATCGGGCGCGGCAGGGCGCGTGGGTAGGGCGGCAGCCTCAGTCAATTTCTCATGGAGGTGGTATGCGTATTGAGTCACGCAATCGCGGTCAGAGTTCCGGTCGAAAAGGAACCCGCATGAGCAGTGCTTCGCATAGTAATCAGACTGATGTTTATACAAGACTTCTCGCAACGCCTCTGCGCTATCGGGCGCGGCGGGCGGCGGGGTGCCGTGCAAATCTGCGTGGAAGCATAGAACTGAGCAAACTGATTTTCTGGCAAAGTAGGGAGCACCTGACTGCTCGGGATCGTAAGGCTTGCCGCAAATTTCGCATGTTTCGCTCATCTCAAATCTCCTTCGCCCGCAGGAAAATTCAGGGCCATGCCACTTCTCGCGCTCACTTCGTTGAGTGACAAGATCAGGTGCGATTTAGTTTCTGGTCAGTCCGTGAGAACTTCATGTTCACACGCATAAGGAATCCCGTTCTGCGGACGGCCATGAGCAACATCCGCATCGGCTTGCGAAACTTCAAAAAATCTATTTGCCAAACACCCCAATCGGCGATATTCCTTCACTACATACGCTGGAGGTTTTCCGGGCCTTACTCTTATGATCATGCTCGTGAGTCTTTTCACGACAGCAGGCTTATAGTCGTCGTCAGGATGGGCATCGATGTATCGCGCTGGCTGCCATTCCGAATTGATCTGGTTTTCTGCCATTTGTACCTCCTCCCTCTTCGTATTCTCTGAGCGCGTCCTGCACGACTTTCGCCAGCCCGAATACGTTGCCTTGCAGATCGCGCGGAGCCTCGGCTAGCCCTTGTTGCAACCGCCCGACGAGAAGTGAGGATCGGCGGATCGAATCCTCTGCCGTTGTGCGCCACATGTCTCGCTCGATTCCGGCCTTATCGTATAGCGCCTTCCATCCCCGGCATTCTTCGCCGTGCATCGTTAGGAATTTCTGGATGATGTCCGTCAATGCTTGATAGCGCGACGTCTTGCGCACTTTCTTCTTCGCCTTCATTGCGCCCTCGGCGGCGCGGGGAAGTCATTCACCAGTTTGAGGCGTTCTTTCTCCCGATCCAATTGAGATTGGGCGCGACCAACGTCCACCTTCGCGCGTCTTATCGCTTCTTCCTTTGCCTCGGAAAATGTTTTGAAGAAATCGCCGCGCTTCATGGTGCGGAATTCCGACTTTTTACCCATCCATTCGGTTTCGTAAACTACCATGTGCTCCGTCGTGCGTATGACCGAGACTTCTTTGACGACTTCCCTCTCCCACGATTGCCCGACCTGCCACCAAATCTCAGCCATTCGATGCCTCCAGCGTCTGCAAAGTTATGATCGTTTGCGCCGTCGTACTCTTCGCTTGCGTTACTTCCCGGTCCAGCCACTTGCTGCTGTCGTCCACGATGTAGTCTTTGAGCGCGTCCACGATGAGCTTGGAACCGCCAATCAGGTTGTCCTCGTCCAGTTGCCAGCGTTTTCCCGTGCGCTCGCTGTGGATCGTAATCTTGCAGCGATGCTTGAGGTCGCGGTGCGCTTGGAGCAGCTTCACGTTCTTGTGGCCGAGCAAGTGGTAGATGTCGTTGCGCCACTGGCATTGGAGCGTATTCTTATCGGCCCAGTGCATCCGGAGAAGCTCATTGAGGCTGGGCAGCTTTCGCGGCACTATAATCTGCACCTTCATATCTTGATTTCTGCGATGATCTCGCGCTTCAATGCCCCGAATTTGTCATTTTGCTGCTGGACTTCTCCGAATAAAGCAACGACCCACAAGCGTTCGCCTTTCCATTTTCCGGGGTCCATCGTCGCGTGGAGAGCGTGCTTGGTGCAGATTTCGAGAGGGCCGGAGATTTCCTCGATCTTTCCCACATAGGCCGGCAAGGGAGCCAACCCACCATTACTGGGTAGGCCCTTTTTATCTGATTTCCAGAATGCAAGAGTTGATGCGCTAGCGCTCAAATCATTGAAACGCGAAATTTGTTCTTTGTTCCATGAGGACTTCGACATCTCAAATATGGTGAACCAATAGCCGTAGCCGGAGCCGTAGCCGGAGCCGTAGCCGTCGCCGTAGCCGTCGCCGTAGCCGTAGCCGGAGCCGTAGCCGGAGCCGTCGCCGTCGCCGTAGCCGGAGCCGTAGCCGGAGCCGTCGCCGTCGCCGTAGCCGGAGCCGTAGCCGGAGCCGGAGCCGGAGCCGGAGCCGGAGCCGTAGCCGTAGCCGGAGCCGTAGCCGGAGCCGGAGCCGGAGCCGTAGCCGTCGCCGGAGCCGTCGCCGTCGCCGTAGCCGTAGCCGTAGCCGTAGCCGTAGCCGTCGCCGGAAAACGTCTTATTCACCCACTCGGGAATTACGCCTCGGATCAAACTCACGGCGCTTCCGTCCATTTCTTCGCAGCCGCATCGGTTACTTCCGAAACAGATGTGATGGAGCGAACTTCAATGTCTGCGGCAGGCCCAATTTTGCAATTACCGTTCGGGCCATGCGAGGCAAGACCCATGAAGCCGCGCAAGTCGCTCGACCAATAGATGCACAGACGGGCTGCGCGAAGGTGGATCGTGTCACCGTCAGTGTCTTTGGCGAATCCGAAGAAAACTCCTTTGTGGCTTGTGGTTACCAATACAGCTCGTTCTTTTTTTTCTTTGGGCATTTGCCCTCCTTTTTGTGCGACCTTCACTTCGCAGCCTTCTTCTGCAAGGGGGTGCGCTGCGACATGTCATTTAACACGCACAATTCGGCTTCGTTCGGCTCCTTCATGCTGATGCCATGAGTTCTAAGAGTTTGTCAGCCTGCGCTTCTCGCCATTCCTCGCGTTTGGCGTAGGCGGCGGCGGCGTAGGCGGCGGCGTCGGCGGCGGCGGAGGCGTAGGCGGCGTCGGCGTCGGCGTCGGCGTCGGCGTCGGCGGCGGCGGCGGCGTAGGCGGCGGCTTCGGCGTAGGCGGCGGCGGCGTCGGCGTCGGCGTCGGCGTAGGCGGCGTCGGTGGCGGCGGAGGCGTAGGCGGCGTCGGCGTCAGCGACTCTCAATTTCCGCCAATCCACTGCTTCTTCCTTCCCGTCAGCGACGCCTTGATAAGCATCCGCGATGTCGCGGATGGCCTTCTTCGATTTCTCGCTCTTGGCGAACTGCAGGACCCCATATTTGTCGTCAACGAGCAGCCATACGGCAAACTTGGGCCACACGAGTGAGAGGTCGGCCCCAACGCGGATCGAGGAAAGGAATTGCTCGGGCCATTGCTTTGCTCGGCCATTCGACATCGCCTCGAATATCCCGTCCTCCAGTCTTGCGAGGATACGCGGGATGCCCAATTCCGTCTCGTAAGCAGCATGATTTGAACTGTGGACGGAACATCCGATCGCACATCCGCGCCCATTTTCCCAATAGACACCATGAATTACTTCGTCGGCAAGGATATGAGCCCGCACGCGAGCGAGATACCTCTCTTTGATTGCCGGATCACCATGAAATGCGATCATCGTTTTTGTCTCCTTCACTTCGCAGCCTTCTTGTGCGCGTTGCGGGAGTTCTGATACGCCGTGTTTGCATCCGTGCATTTGTCGCAGCGACAACCCCGAACGACGTAGCAATAACGAGTCCCGTGGCGCTTGCGTTTGAGTCCGATTATTTTCTTTCTGATTCGCATGGAAGGAACCTACACGAACCTCTTTGACATGTCAATCGAAAAATGAGGTCATTTTGCGTGCAGGTGCGGGAACTTCGTCTCGCTCATTGTCATCCCCTTCCCCAGTTATTTTGCGGCCCTCGGCTACCACTTATCGCCGAACACGCCATGAATCTTGTCGAAGAGCATGCAATCGCGCTCGGTCGCAAGAACCACTTCCAATTTCGCTTCCCGCAACCGCATCAAACGCGATATGCAGTGCGACTCTTCGGCTTCAAGTCGCTGCAAAATCGCTTCGCGCGGACTAACCGGACACATCGCATTGCACTGATTCTGAACGCGTGGAGTTTCTTCCTGCTCTAGATTATTTTCTTTCATGCTGGTTTTCCTTTCGGTTTGATATTCACCTGCCGCTTGATAATTACCGTGCGTTCGAATCCCATCGCAGACAAAAGTTTCTCGCCCGGATCGCGGCGCTCCTTAAGAACGTCGCAAATGAACATCGGGGACACTTTCAACTTCTTTGCGAGGTTGCGCTGTGAACCGGCGTCTTTTGCTTGCTGTGCGAGATACTTACGGAAGGAATCGAGCGTCATACGACGTATATACCACGATAAGCGTACATGTGCAAACAAAATAAAAGAGCCACCTCAGTTAAGAAGTGGCTCATTTGGCTTGGTAGGAAATCAGATCGATGCGAAATCACAATAGCATAATCGAAAAGGCAAGTCTACCCCCAGTTCCCTATCTTTAAGGGAATGTGTCTTGCGGGGACAGTTGGCTTAGTTCGCTTTGCGCGATGTCTGCGAGGTAGGGGCCATGCAGACTTCGGGCCAGTGAATGCGCGAATGCATCCGCACTCCGGTACACGCTATAGGGTGCTGAGTCCCAGATTTCTCTGGGCCGGGGGCCGTCTCAGCTCGGTTGAAATTTTGCATGTCCGGGGAACCTTTTCCTGCCGCTTATCCTACCAAGCCAATGGAGGGAAGTAGACGCAGGCGAAATCTCAGTCTATAGTCTACACCCTAAGTCAAGCTCGGGGGTTTTTCCTTAAAGATTCAAAGGTGGTGAGAGTAACACAGGGAGTCAAAACCCTCTGTAGGATAAAGCCAGGAGCGCAGAATGACGCGATGGTGGGTTCACGAGCCGAAGGCTAAGTTCTCTTGCGCCTTGCTGGAATTGAATGGGCGGGTGTTTAAGATTTCAACCCCTGAATTTTCCCGCCGCCCCTCCAAGACAATTTCAAGCGCAAAAAAGGCCTGCTCCAAATCGGCTCTCGGATAGCAGGCGTCACCGAGCCACGCCATTCTGTGCCAGTAGAATCCGCGCAGGGTAGAGAGCTGACAACAGCGTTGCTACCACCGCCGCATATCCAATACGATTGATTCCACGGCACAGGGTTTGTCTTATCAGGGCCATCACCCCCTTTCAAAAAGGGAGCAGCCATCCAGTGAACAGGAAGCAATTTACATCAAAACAAAAAAGGCCGCAATCCGAAGATCACGGCCCGGAGCTTCTCATCCTTCGTAAAGCAATAAGCTAAATTACTCCAGTCCAAGCACGATTGCAATGGGGCGTTACTTCGTGGCTAGGGTGTTCTTCTTTATCTTCACAATTTGCACAGGCTTTTCCACGTAGGCAAAGTCCCAACACAACTGCTTGCCATCTGCGCTCTTCGGCTGGCGCACGCACTTATCGAAATTCTCTTTGCAGATTCCCACCTCACACCCACTTTCTCCCGGCGACGGCGGTGCGGAACTGGTTCACGGTCTCACGTGACGCAGGCTTCCAGTCAATCTCCAGAATGCCGCGCTCGCCCCAATACAGTCGCAGGAATACGTACACGTCCTTTCTTGACACCCCGAAGCTCCCTCCGTCTTGCGAGGTAGATGCTATCCCGCTTTCTCTCATAGGCTCTCCGTTTTGCAACAATGGCGTCCTGTGACTCGAAAAACACCTGATCGCGGCGGATTGGCTTTCCGGTGATGCACGCGTCGCACATGGCCTCCCCGTTCACCATCCGGGACGCCGGAACAATCTGGCCCTCGGCTTCGTGATATTCGCAGTTCATTTCAAATTCCTTGTGAATGAAGATCGAGCGCAACCTGCTCTTATGTTTCTCACGTGCCCCACAGATACGCCAAATTTCTGACTTAGTTGCGATGCTGTGCTTTTATTCCGAGACGTTAAAATCTCCCTAATCGCAGCTTCCGACAGGCGATTCCGAGGATGCGTGAAACCGGATGGATGGGTTCCATGAAATTTCTTGTCCTCCGTGTTTTCTTTCGGGGTTCCCCACGTCAGGTTTTGCAACCTGCAATCCAATGCGTCTCCATTCAAGTGCCTTGTCTGCATCCCTCGCGGACAGGGCCCCACAAAGGCATTTAGGATTAAAATGTGAACTAGCCGCGTATGCCTTTTGCCGTCTCTTGATAGCCCCACATCGAGGTATCCCCATTTCGTGACGCGCAGAACCATGCGGTGATAGGTTCCGGCAGGACGGTGGGTATCCTTGGTAGACCATATGGAGCCGTTTTCGCAGGCAAAATATCCCGGGAATCCAGGAATTTCTGCCAGCCTATGTTTAGGAAAGATGTTCAACGAAGCCACTCCTCAGCGTCGGGGATGCTGGATTGCGGCACCAAAGATTCCTCGCGCGGCATCGGGATATGCTTCGCCTTGTGCTCGTAGAGCCGTTCGGCCATTTCGTTGATCTCGCCAATGAACTTCAGGACCTCACATTCCATCGCAGCGATCAGCCCGTTGTCGCGCTCGAATCGCTTGATGAATATGCCAAACTCTTCAGGCAGGCGAGGGTCATAGGAAACGAAATCGCACCACTTGCGGCCCGTACAAGCCATTTGCCACATCATCTGCGGCTTGTAGGCTTCGGGCACGACATCGGCGAGAAGGTAGCCTAAGTGCGTGGTCGTGTTGGGCACCTTGATTTCTACCATGCCGTCATCGCCCACCAAACCGTCCGGAGATGCACCACTGCGCTCAATTGTCGGGTGAACGAAGAAACCTACAGACTCAACTTCAACCGATGCCGCGAACTCGTAGGTCGTGCGGGCCAGCGGTTCGTTTATCGCCCCGAAATCCATTGCCGGCGACACAAAGTGCTCGCAAGCCTGCCCGGTCAGAGATTCCATAAGCAATTCGACTTTATAGTCCTCACGGGCAGCGTAGTACTTGCCGCTCTTCTGCTTTAGAACCACATCAGCGATGCGCGAGGCCGTGACCTTGCCGAGACGTACCTGCAACCAGTCCCCAGTCCCTTGAACGACGGGAATATAGTTTCCGCCGTATTTGCTCATTGGGCCTCCAGCTCCTTCTTGCGCTTGTCTCGCGCGGCGCCGAGCGTGATGATGGCGGGGCCATTCTTTGCGAGCATCGCTTTGGCGGTCGATTCCCTGAAAATCTTCTGGAGGGCGGATGTATCAGGGGCCTCTTCGATGGCCTTGAGGCACATATCCAGACCGGGCATCGGCGGCACCGCGTCAGTATCCCCGCCCTTCACGGCCACCCCGCACGCCGCGAGCAGCGTGTACCGCTCCAGATACGTCACAGTCGAGCCATAGGCTTGCAGGTTGTTCTTGCCGCCCGTTTGGTCTGCCCCAGCCTCCAGAGTGCTCTCTTCCTCGCTGTGGCCCAATTCGTGGGTGATTACGCAGGTGACGCGGACCTTGCCCTCGGTCTGGCTGATCTTCCATCGATGGGTCAGCCCGTGAGCACTCAAGGCAGGAGCCAGCACGTCGCACACGTTGTCGAGCGTGGCATAGCTGTAGGAATAGTTCGCCGCCCCCTCCTTTTTGGACTCGATGGACGCAGTGCGGTTACGCAGAATCTCCGGCGCCTGGGCTTTGAATGCCCGCATCGCCGCGATGTAGGCTTTCTTGGCCTCGTTCGCCTCCCACCGCTCCTGCAAAGCGAGTAGCTTGGCAAGCTGGTCCACGTCTACTCCCTTCGTCATGGCGATTTCGAGCAATCGCATCGGCGTCACGGCAGACGGCCCCGGCGTAGGGACGTTCATTATTTCGAGGCGCTGCTTTTCGACCATCTCGGCGTGCGAGGGAATCTCAGGTGCAAGTTCAAACTCCGGCGGTACTTCGTAATGCGGGTCATTCGCTGCCATGTGCATCCTCCGCTTTCCCTGACTTGATGACTCGGTTGTGCCGCTTCCGATGACAGGAACCGCAAGCGCGTCGCACCTTCTTGCGCTCGTCGAAGCGATCCGCGTCTACAGATTCCCCGACGTGATCCATTTCCGTCGCCCAACCTTCGCAGCCGGGGAGTTTTAGCTGGCACATCCTGCCCTTGCTGAAAAGCCACACGCGCAGATTCGATCTGTCCTTGCCCTCAAGATGCAGATGTGGCACGAAGTCGTCGACCGTGTGGCCCAAGTAGCTGCGGCGATCCAGAAAGAATCCCTCGCGGAACAGGAGCTTCGTCACGCGCTCGTCATATCCGTCTCTGCGCATCTCAGTTCAGCCCTTCCAGTTCAAAAGAAAATGGCTCGACGGGATCGCCACAGTCAAAATTATGAATCCAGCGACAGGCGCTCGGGGGAAGAAGAAATCTCGCCCCCGTTTCGATTCGAGTTGCCGTGCTGGTTCCTACACTCCACCAGTCGCCGGTGTGTCTATCTAGAGCCAACGCGACAGGGCAGGAGCGACAATCCGTGAATACCCCATTCTTTATGTCCTCTGCGGTCACTTCGATTCGCATGTCAGCCCTTCTTCCCCTGAATTATTGCGAGAATCTTCCGAGCGCCACGATCAGCGCAGCGCGCGCATATCTTCGCAGCGCCTCTCGGTTTAACTTTGCCGCAAGATGTGCACAATTTCTTTTTGTTGTGGTTGCGCATCAGCCCTTCTTCCTTCCCGGCGTGAAGCACAGCACGACTGCGGCGATGAGAATGAAAAGTACGATGGCGTCGGGGTTCATGGCTTTTCCTCCACGCGACGGTATTCGGCGATGCGGTACTCGATTCCGTGTCGGGGAGGCATTTTGCTCTCCGCTTCTTCTCTCGTAGCGAACGGTCTTGCGTAGGCGAAATTCCAAGAACATTCTTGGGAGTCAGTGAATCTCCATTCCACGATCCACACGCTGCTCATGGTTTCACCGCCGCGTGAAAGTGGATCAGGAACCGCACGGCGTAGCAGAACAGGATCGTCAGCATCACCCACGCCACGCCGCGATAGACCTTGGTTTCAGGAGTGAGCGCGACCGGAGGCAATGATGTGCGGCGCTCCACGACAATCTCTTTGCCGATTCCGTCGCACGTCGAGCAAGTGATGACATCCGGGTAGACGTTCAAGCAGGATCGGCAGATGATGGCTCGCTCGTTCATTTGGACTCCGATTCGGCTGCGGCGATGGCTGCTTTTGCAGCTTCGTAGTCTGCTTTAGCTTTCGGCGTACCCTTGTCGTTGATTGCCCACGATCCCCAGCATTCGTCAGCCCACGCGACGAAATTCTTCGCCGCCAGCAATAGGGCCTCGTGATTGTTCACGGCGCGGACGATGAGTTTCCTGTCGGCTTCGGATATTGGCGGCTGACCTGGATGGCAATCAAATTCCAAGTTGTAGTGATCCACTCGCATCGGGATCACCTCTTCGCCATTCTTTCCCAATAACTGAAGGCTGCGATACTTCTCGCCCTGATATTCTCGATCAGGAACGACGTATCCATCCCAACCATCGGCCCATTTCCAAGGAGTTTTTGTGTGCTTGTCCATCATGCCGCTCCTTTCACCCAATGCGACTACTCGCCGGGCTACTGCTTGACCGCAACCGATACTTTCAGCGAGTCGCGGATTTCTCCGAGCTTGATCTTGACTGTCTCTTCGATTCCGCCGACGAGAATGGCGTTCGCGTTTTTGATGGCGTCTTTGACGATGGTTTCGAGGCTGTAATGCAGGTACTGATGGATAATGCTTGTGATTCTTGTCTGTGTCGCTCCGTAGCCGTCACGCCCCGAACGCCCCATCCCGTCAACTTTCTCCGCGAGCCACGCAGCCGCTTCCTTGAGGCAATATTCCCTGATCGTCA